AATCTTAACTGTCTCAGGCGATAGAATGTCTTCGTTACCAGCAATCAGGAATTGTTGGGTATCGCTAAACAGCACAAGACCGGCGTTAGCTGGTCGAACGTACCTCAAATTAACAGGTTTAATAGACGACGCACTAACGTCAATAGGATCATCGTCGGTAACCGTAAGAGCAGTAGTAGCAAAGAAGTTGAAATAATCACCTGCTTTACTAAGGATTACAGACTCATTAGACAGGAATCCAAGCCGGTTACGATAGAAGAAAAGGTTGTTAATCTTAGCTCCAACAAAGCTAGGATCAGGGTTGGTTTCAAGATCACCAATCTCACGATCTGCCCAGTCAATAGGACCGTAGGTAAATGAACCGTCAGCGTTCCTTACAAGCTGATGAGGCAGGGTTTGAGGATCAAGTTCATAGGTAATGTCCCAAGCGTTTGATTCTTCCCAAACACCAGTACCATAAGTAACATCACCATCGGTTACAAACTTGACGTACATATCATCAACATCAACGTCAATGCTGTTGACAATACGTACTTTAAAACCGTTCCTACATTGTAGCGGAAGATCAGCAACAGTCGGCACAGTATCTTGGAAGACACTCATAGATTCTTCCGATGGACCACCGACAACTGAGATAGTAAAGGCATCGTCAGCACTGATGTAAATACCAGGACCAACTGCTGTAGCGGCAAAAGTTTTACCACCAAATGTTTGACCGTTAATGTCTCCTACAAGATCATCGACAATAGCATCTACGTCACCACCAGTACCAGCGTTATACGTAGCACGTTCCGTTCCATCAAGATAGATTTTATAGTGACCAGTACCAACTACTTTAACAACGACAAACGCTTCATTAGGTTTATCAGTGGTAGTCGTGGTTTCCATAGCTACAGTCTTTGCTTTGTTAAGAACAAAGGTGTAGTCATTCAGGGTGAGAACCTCAATGTCAGCAGCAGTAGCACCATTGAGGTAACCATCGCTAGGAATCGAACTAACAACACAAAGATCTAGCTCATCTTGATAGTTGGACAGAGCAGTAGCTTCAGCGGTTACAGCGTTGTCATAGTTGGTTTGAGCCGTGTTCATCGCGGTCTCAGCATCACTCAAATCAGTTGAGTCATAAATAGCAGCAACAGTTTGAATAGCTTGAAAGACACGATAACCTTGGGAAGCAATGATAGGATATTCGTCAGTAAACTCAGTACCTAATGCATACCCAGAAGGAAGGGTAGTAGTAGAACTTACAACAGTGTTGTTGTTCTTGACAATGTAAACGTCGTTAGCATTTTTAAGAATACCAGACTTTACAGTTTGTTCAATATCACCAGGCTTATCATACTCGTACTGAACTTCAAACAAAGCTACTTCAGTTGAGTCCTGACCAGCAAGCACTTCAGCATATTCTGCTTGGGCTGCATGGAGCTCAGCTAAACGAGTAGCAGTTGTTTCAACAGCAGTGTTGTAAGTAGAAAGATCAGCCTTAAGATTAGTAAGGTTACAAGCACCAGCGTGGGTAACATCTGAACCCATATCAACAGCTCGTGGTGAGCCGTCTAACAGGTTCCAAATGCGGAATTGATTGTCATCATATTGAGCGACATACTTTTCCTGTGGATCCCTCAGGATTGAAAACCACTTACCATCAGCAGTAGCGCCATAAAGATCAGATACAAATTTACCACCTGGGCGCTTGAGAAGACCAAGAGCATAGTCTGGGAAGGCATTCACAGAATCCTTAAGTTGTCCAGGAAACTTACGGTTATCAGGTTGTTGTGAAATGCCAAGTAGGAAGTTGGGAATCCTTTGGGTTACAGTACTCATCGCATCAATGCTTGGAAAGGTTGATAGCTATTGTAATAATTTTGACCATCACGGAATCCAAACATAGAGTAGTCACCTTGGTTGCAATCATACTCAATAGCAGCTGCTCTGGTTTGGAGTTCTTGTTCTTGTAGCAGAGTATTAAGCTCTCTGTCTCCTACCATTTTGGTAGCACACATGCGAGCAGCTCGGGCAGTAATATAAGCTTGGATAGCAGGGGGAACGTCAGTAAAATCAAAGTACCAAGTTATATCTGCGTAGATAGGATCAGTAAACGTATAGGTATGATTCAAACGATCATACAATTTATTACCACGTTTGACAACATCATACTTATTCTTGTGCTGTTCTTCATTCACATCAATCTGTAGCATATTAAATGGATACAGGATTTGATTTGTTTCTGAATCAGGAGTCAGTTCGTAATGACGTTCAGTATTAAAGATCCAACCTTCAGCTTGAACTTGTCGGTTGATTTCCCGGAGGGTGTTGAGTACAATAGATACTTCAGGGTTCTGTAGATCTAATGTGGTGACAGGTGCCTGTCCCACTGAGCTAAGTATTTGATTTACAGCATCCAGTTCGGTGGACACAGCATAAGTAGGAAAGGGCATAATTACCTATCAATAAGTAAAAAAAAGGGGAGCCGAAGCTCCCCCAGTATTGATCGAATTAAAGATCAGAATGCAGCAGGCTTGGTAGCGGTACCAGCGTACAGCTCAACAGCAGCTGCAGGGTTCAGGTAGTCAGCACCCATAGCCATGCGACCAACGATCACGTCACCCTGATACAGGATGGAAGCGTCACCGGAGGTAACTTGGACTTGAGGACCAATAGCCTCAACACAACCAGCAGCTTCGCGCTGGAAGATCAGACCGCAGCTGTTAGCGAATTCGCTGTCAGCGTCAGCACCACCAGCACCGTAGTCATTAGGAGACACGATACCGGTGTCGGAGGACTGAGCGTCTTCCATTTGAACGCCAACGAAATTACCACGGTTGCCAGGATCAGCAGTTGCAGGGTTGGTGGCACCAGCGGTACCGCCATACTTTGCACCGTAGTTGCCGAAGAACGGGATGTTCATCGACTTGTAGATTTCAATGCCAGCGATGGACATGATGCCCTTGCCGCTTTGCAGCGCATCACCACGAACGTCGCGGTTGATAAGAGCATTGGTATCCACTTCTTGGATCAGGGCGTAGTACTGACGAGGAGACAGCACAGCCACACGACCGTCTTGGCTGACACCCTTTTCATCAAGGGCAGCAGCAGCATCGTAGAATGCGTTGACAAGAGCAGTCGAAGAGAAGGCATCAGAAGCTTGAGCGTTGGTGCCCACACGAATCTGGGTACCACCGGGCTCTTCAAAGCTAGTAGCAGACACGGGGCTAGCCTTACGTGCGCCACGGGTGACAGCACGGAAGATCAGACGGTCATACTTCTCAGCCAGAGCATAGCCGATCTTACGGGAGATCTCGCTACGCAGGTCATAATGAGAAAGAACCTCATCAAGCTCATAAACAAAAGCCGAGCTGATCAGAAGGTCATCACAGGTGATGGTCTTCTCAGCCACCGGAGGTGCACCCTGGTCAGAACCAAGGATGCTGTTGCCGGGAGTATGGAACTCGGCATTGGTGCGACCGGTGAAGATGAACTGCAGAGACTTGCCGTTCTTCAGGGTACGCTTCATAACCAGATCACGAGCGATCGTGTTGTTCTGGAAACCCTTGAACATCTCACCACTGAAAAGCTTGAGATAAAGGGCACGGGTGTCAGCACCGAAGTTCTCAGCACCCAGTTGAGTCAAATAAGTCGGGTTGACATCCGACTGATGATTAAAAGGACTAGTGTAAGCCATTTGAAAGGAGTAAGATTAAAGAGTACTTGCTCCCAAACGTTTGGAAAATTTTTTGGTCAATATGTTGTGGTCTATCCCACCGTCTAGACGGCGAAGGGTGTCTCCGTAGAGGCCAACGCCAAGAGGAGCCAGGTCCGACACTGAGGTGCCTGACTCCTACCACCTACTTAGTAGGAGGTTTGGGTTTGGGTTTGGGTCGTCCCACCGGATGAGCAGGAGGACCGAACTGATTAGTCATCAGAACTTAGTAGCATGTGATTTGTAATTAACGCCGCGATACTTCAGCTTGGCTTCTTTTGCAGCAGCCTGTTGCTCCCGAACACGGGCATCCAATTCGACTTTAGTCATGATCTTAGATGAAAGCACCTGACCCCCGTTCCATGATCAGGCAACATGCGTCCCACGCAGGGATGAACGGACGGCGTTTAGTATATCACCCTACGGTGGGGGCGGAAAGAGCCACCGGAGTTGCCTCAACAGAAGCAAGGTCCAGAGGGAAGTTGTGAGCGTTGCGCTCGTGCATGACTTCAAATCCCAGGTTCGCTTGGTTAAGGATGTCGGCCCAAGAACGAACCACA